TTTGACAAGTTCTTGATAGACTGACCACTTTGACGTAGTTCATAGATTTCGATTTTGTCTTCATAGCTCAATTTCATAAAAATAGCACCCCAAAAGTTAGATTTTTTCTGTCTAACTTTTGGGGTGCTATTCAAACTAGCCTTTGACTCTTTTATTTTTCCCTTTATTTAATATATTTGAGAACTGATTCATACTACTTGAAATTGCTAAACATATAAAAGCCTACTGTACAACGAATAATCGTTGATACAGTAGGCTTTTTCTTTATAGATTATTTTACAGTGCGAGTTTAACATGAGACAATTACATAAGCATTATATAACACAAACTCTTGATTTATAAGCATCCATAAGTAGTAAGAATGAACATTTTCAACTGGTTAGCGTTGGTAAATTTTGAACTTATGCCCCATTTTTGCCCCAACTCGATCTATTAGGACTTTCGGGGCAAGAGCCTTAATTCCCTCATCACATCCCCTACCCTCTCCTCGCACACTACTTCCCACGGCCTGACCTCTTCGTCTGGCAAAACGTAATCAAATACCTTGCTATCTCTGCGGACAATCATGACCGTGTCGCCTTGGATATATCCATCATCTACTGCTTGTTTTAATTCGTCATAATGTAACATAGTATATTACCTCCTACTTATTTATTCGCAAAAAGTTTGTTTTTTTGAAATTTTTTTAAATATTTTTTTGATAAAACTAAAAAGGCAACAAAAAAGCCCAGCAAACCGCTGGGTAAAAATCAAATAGGTTCTTTTGTAAGTCTATAGCGTGTGCCGTTGATTGTGACTTCAATACCTTCAATTGCTACTTCTATTTTATCAGACTGACCGACATCTGTGACGGTAGCAGTATCATACTTGGCTAGTGATCCATTTTCTGCCTCAATGGCTTTCAAACGGCTTGACGCTCCAACAATGTAGCTGTCAAATCCGCTAGCCGCATAATCATAGACAGCACCGCCAACCTTAAACATACCCTTTATAGCCTCACTGAAGGTTTTAGCACCAGACACCTTGTAAGAGCCACCAGCCCTTAGCAAGTAAAACCAATCTGTAAGGAAATCATCAACACTTGAATAGTGCATGTAGTGACCACCTTCATTTGAAGGACGTGCTGAACCCTGTGTGACAGTCACGCCACTTGGGCGCTCTCCTTTACCAGTCCATGTCATGCCACCCCAGTTATTATCTGCTTTTCCGACTGCTGAGGTACCCCAAAGACCCTCAAAGTGTAGGACGGTGATAGCATAGCTTGGAAGGATGTCATGCTTTTTACAGTTGGCCAGAATCTTATCCAGAACAGCTTTTTTTAAGATAGCGCCATTGAAAGAGAGGTCTCCCTCTTCTTTGCTTACTGTGGCTTTCTCAATTGGCTCAGTTTGACTTGTTTTGGTTGCTGTGGGCTGTTTTACCTCTGAACTCTTAGACGGCTCAGAGGGCTGTTTTTTGAGCAATTCAGACACACGTTTTTGGACTATATCATATTGACTGCCTAGCGATTGCTTACGTGCTTCACCGTTACCATGCTTGCCAGCAATTACTTCCTGAGCCAGTTGGTCAACAGTCTTTTGTACCGCCGAAGTCTTGCCATTAATGCGGTCCATGACAGCCTGATATTGATTGCCAAGATTTGCTTTACGGGCATCCCCATTTCCATATTTCCCTGCAAGAGTTTCCTGAACCAATTGGTCAATAGATTTCCCTGCAGTTGAGCTAGATACTGATGATTGACCAGAGGGTCGATAGATGTAGTAATATTTATTACCTGAGGCACGAGCAACATCTAAATATCTGTCAACTGTAATTCCATTACGAGCATAATTACAATGGATAATATTATTAGAGTCAACGAATATTCCCGTATGTCCTCCAGCTCCTGACGACTGACCTCTCTTGCCCCATATGAAAATATCTCCTCGCTGAGCAGCAAAAACTGAATTTTCTGCAATGAGCTTAAAGCCATTTTTTAGTAGCCAGTCATGCTCATATTCAGTATTTACTGCCCATCCTGCTGAGATAGCTCCAGCCGACATGAGAGCATAATAAACTGCGCTTGAACAGTCGTAGCTATTTGGACCATTTCGATAATCCATTGAATAAGTAACTTTTCCTCGCCTAGCTTCCATCCAGGCAATAGCCTGTTCCATATTTAAATCCATAGTTATTCTCCCTTCCAAGCTGAGTTCATAGCGTGAACTGATGCTTCTATAAAGGTATCCAACTGTTCATCAGTGAAGTAAAAATTATACTTAGCTAGTTCATCCCGAACTTTTTCTTTAGCCAATTCTAATTTTTGTTCTCCATGCAATTCAACCTCAGGGTCTTTAGCAAGTTGTTCAACTGCTTGAACTGCATGTTTTGCTACAATTTCAAGAGTCCTTACTGCTGCTGCTCCTCTTTTTCTCAAAAGATATTCCTTGAGCATCCTCACGATTACAAGAATGATCACTCCTGTAAATGAAGTTAGGGTAGTTAAAAGCATTTCTTGGATATTCATAATTCTACCTCCTTAATGGGTAAATGAGTGAAAATATCATACATCGTTTGGATTTCTCCATTTCCGCCTAAAACTTGATAGCATTCAAATAGTTTAGCTATCTCTCTACGTTCCTCTAAAGTAGTAAATCCTCTCCCTATAGCTATCTCTAAATCTCTAAATAGAGTATATCGTCGACTTGAGCGACTGCTATTTTTCAAGGTATCTAGTTCACTTTTTACTTCTTTGATTTCCTCAGCGGTATTTTGTAAAATATCTAAACGATTATTTATAGTGGATAATTCTTTATTATTGTTTGACCCGATTTTAGCAATAGCAATCCCTCCAATGGTAGTTAGGAAAGTTCCAGCGACGGGAGCTACGACACGGATTAAATCAACGAAGGGATTTGGCTCAGTAGGCATATATTTATACCTCTTTTATACATTTACTTCGTCGCTAGCCTCCGCTGCTAAGTCGGCTAAAATATCATCTTCAATTTTATATCGTAATTCCCGAAGTGCATTTTCATCTGCTCGCATAGCTGTACGATGTTTAGCGTATAATTCTGCATCATGCAATGTCTCATATATAGTAGATACTGCATTGTTATTAGTGTTAATGGTAGTCGTTTTGACTAATTTTTCTATCCCATCTTCAATAGCGAAAAATTGAGCTGTAGTTTGTCTAGTTTTATTGATTTTTAACATAATTTTTTCTCCTGTTTTAATTAAATTGCAAAACTAATTTGGTCTGTTAAGTCGCGGTCATAAGGAATAGATTGACCTAGTACTGCCATATTTCCAGTTGTCTCTATTTGGATATTGACCGTTTCCGACATCACTACCCATGTATTAGATGTTTTCATCATTTCTTTTCTAGGTCTATAGCCTACAGGCAAGGTTCCTATTGAAAAAGTAGTACCCTTTTTTATCGGCAATTTGTATAAATTTACATAAACTACTTCACCTATTTTTTTATACTCTACGCCATTTGATAGAGTTAACCATCCTGAATTGATAAGGTTTGGATGATTAGTTGTTGCATACTCTATCCAAGGAGTCCAAGTGCCGTTGTGACGAGTGCGAGTAAACATACGCCCTGCATCTTTTTGGATTGCGTTTTGCGATAGATAGTTGTCCGCTTCCGAGTAAATTGCCACATAAAATTCATTTCTTCCACTTCCGATAATAGGACCATTTATAGGGTCGTTGCATGAAAAAAACTCATTGATGGTTTTAGTATTTAAATCAACTGTCCCAGATGCGTTGTATGTTGAGCGACCCTCATTGCTTGTCAACCGATGTTGCTGTATCTGCTTCCCTCCAGCATAAATATTTCCTGCTACATCCAAGGAACCTGCTGGACCTGATTCAGGAATTTTTCCTACTCCAAATCTTCCATCCTTGTCATAAGCATTAATCACTTTCTCAGTTCCTACAGTAGCTGAAGCAACAGTAGGATTTGAGCTAGTGAACTTATCACTGAGTTTAGCTTGTACAGTCCAGGATGTAGTTGAGTCATAGGTTCCTCCTAAATTCGCCTCACTATTAGTCAAGGTGAATATAGTAGTCCATTCTCCTCCAGCTGCCCCATTATCAACGACAAATGAGGTACTTCCAAATTTCGCAACTTCGAATACTAATTTTGTACTATTTTTATTTACATTATTAAAAGTCAAAGGAGCAACCTTAATTGTTCGCAAGACTTGAAGCTGATTAGGATTTTCCCGAGTTCTTAAAACTTGAATGGATACTACTGGAGCATAATATTCAAGCAATGTAATGGTAACATCTTTTGTAGCACTAACTCTTCCTCGGCTATCAGTAACGGATGCTCTAATAGTAGCAGTTCCATTGAAATCCATTGGACCTAGAGTTCCGCCATTTGAAGTAAGAATTATATTCTTATTCAAAACTTCAGCCCTAAATCCTTTTATGGTCGAGCCGTAAGCCCCTGCTGCGCCATTAAAAGTTACTTTAATATTTGACATAATTTGGACGAAAGTATTTCCAGTTATCAATGCTTTAGCAATCGCATTTTGGTCTTCTAATGTAATTTCTGTGAAAGTTGGAATGACTGAACTTGGAACATTCGCAGTAAATGTTCGAGATTGAGTACCTATTTTAGTTGAGCCTGAATAGGTATCTACATATATAGTTCCAGTTCCTGAAATATTATTAGGCAACTCATTACAGAAATCCATGGGAATTGTCCATGAAGCTGAAGTAGTCAATCCAGATGCTATCGTACCTGAACGATTTCCCCATGCCCATCTCAAAGTATGAGTGAATGAAGAAGAAGCTCTATTTATGGTAATAGCAAGAGGACTTCCAATTGTTCCAGTTGAAAATGAAATTGAGCTTGAACGAGGAATAGGAGGAAGTACATGAGACCAACTACCACTAGCATTACCGAAAGATAAACTACCATAGCTTATATTGCTCATATTTGAGCTTAAACTAATTCCCGCTGTTTTATCACCTTCGGGTTTATGCCCTACTGTAAATTGGACTGAGCCTAAATACTTTTTAGAGCCATTGAGATATAGAGGACCTACAGGAATAGTTTGAGATTGCCCATCACAATTGACGGTGACTGAGTTTCCATAAGTATTGCCAAACTCAATGTTCCATCCTGCATCCATTCCTATCCATACGTCAACCTTGATTACAGAACTATTTCCTGCTATATTTTGGCTTACGGTGGAGGACGAGCCTTCCAAGTAACTTCTCCAGTTTCCTGAGTATCGAAAAATTGCCATACCTTCAAAATCTTCCTTTCTATCCTACATAGCGACATACATTTATGTCAAGGTTAGTTTGATGTTGTTCAGTTCTAAACCTTCCAATTTGAAGCGTTTTGGTAAATACACCATTGTCGATATGAATGACACCTTGGCTTATATACATAACTTCTTTACCCGCAGAATACATAGCAATTCGGTCATAGGTAATTCGAATCTGCGAAACATTATCTTTCGTCCCTATGATTATTCCTTCTTCAGCTTCCTTGATGTAAGTTTCAATGAATGTTTTAGTCTTAGATAAGCCACCAAGCGTTTCAACCATTGCATCAACTCTTCTGCCTGCTTCAATCAAATCAGCTTCGGATTTTTTTACCGCTTTATCATTAGCTTCAACATATGCCTTATAAGCAGTTTCAAGGTCACTTAGAGTTTCCATTGCTGCTCTTGCTTCTAACTCAGTCTGCATTAGTTGAGCCTTTTCAATCAACATATTTAATTGCTGCTGAGTCAGCTCTTGGTCAGCTTTGGAGTCTATTTTATTTTCGACATCTTCAGGAGCCGGTAGCCAGTCCATTGATAATGTCCCAGTGTTGACCCTGAGTTTTGAGATAACTACTGTACCACTCGAACCTGACTCAAGATTGAGATTTAAGAAAATTTCCTTAATGAGGTCGCTAGTTCTTGAATCAGTATAAGGCTTCCATTCCCAGGGCTGGGAATATGTGCCGCTTTTGACTAAACTAGTGTCTATATATTCCTTACCTAAAGCCTTATCATTAGTGGTGAAATTCCATTGGTCATTAGTGCCATTTTTGTATTTGATGACTCGATTAAGCCTAAATCCATTAACATTAGTTGAGGCGACATAATCAAAGGTAAGATAAAGCTTCTGAGAGGTCTGCCATTTAAAAGACTCACTTGATAAGGTATAAATTCGACCTTGATTTCCGTCTGTTTGAGTCTCCGTCGATAATGCAAAATTCCTCCCCCCTTGCTCAATCTTAGCCCATCTGTCCGCCCAACGATACTTAGTTTTATCCGTACTATCTTCTTGCGTATAATCAGAGTAATGTCCAATATATCGCTGACCTTTGTCAGATGAAGTCAAGCCTGTACCATCAGAATTATCTGAGTAAGCCCAATGAATGTACGATGTACGTCCATCTGCTCCTTGCGTCCCAATAAGTGTAGGAGGAATCGCTACCTCTCTGCCGTTATCATAGAACTGAATTTGATATATCCATAAGTAAGGCAATGCTTGAGTCACTGCTTCAGGACTAGCTTTCCATCCATATGTTGAATAGTTTCCTAATCCTCTTTGAGCAGGGTCACTAGGAACTGTTCCATAAGTAACATATGAATTTTTAGCGTGATAGAATAGTTTAGTGAATCTGTCAATCCTAATACGAAGGTTGAGGAATCCTCCTTCAGGGATAGCATCATAAACTGCTCTAGGAACCGTCCAAGTGACGGATTGACTGAAATAGTTTGTGACTGCAGTATCATTTGTCGCTGAAAATTTATTTGCTTGAAAATCTTTAGTTCCTAGCGGATTGAAAACGGTTGAGCCTGACGAATTGACGTACCAGTTTTCAAACTTAATATTAAAATCAGTTGAGCCATTGAAGTTTGAAACTCCATCAAAACTTGCTTCTAAATACCAAGTAAAAGGCTTATCGGGAATGATATTCGATTTTGCGATTTTATCAAAATCAATCACACCCCATCCTGCCGTTCCTCCACTCAACTCCTTAAAAGGAGCCCAAGCATTATTAGGACCTAAATGACTTAGGTTAGTAGATGCTCCAATAGGCACGACTTGAGGAGCTGAAGTTGAATTTGATAACTTATAAAAAGTCCAAGTAGTTAAATGACCTGTACCGTCTGCTCCCATTCTAGCTACTGAATATCCAGTCTCGCTAGTAGAGTCGCTATAATTCCAAATAGTTTTAGTCCAAAGAAATTCTCCTGTTGGAACGCTCGGAACCTCTGAAGTCCATCCTGAAGTAGGAGCTGAAGTTCCTGAAGTTGACCGAGCATAAGTAATTACTGTAGAAGTAATCCCGACTCCAGGTGCTCCTTGCGGACCAGGAGTCAATTCAATTTCTTGCAAATCAGTTTTAGTGGCAACATCCGTAAAATCTATCTGAATCCGCTTAGCGTTTAATATAACCTCGCCAGCCTCATTAACGTACAAAATGTCCCTATCTCCAGATGAGATGCGAAAACGACGAACATCAATATGGTTACCACTCAAATTGTTTACGTTGACATTTCCTAAATTCTGATCGCTAATTGGAATCAACTCCCAATCTACACCGGACCATTGTTTCAATACAACGGAGTTTTCAAGGGGCTCATACCACAAATCACCTACATTAGCATTTGTAGGTCTGTCTACTCCACGATAAATCGTGTTCTTTCCGTTTGCAGCGACCTGCACCATGTTGCTAGTTTCTATCTTTACGTCTTCGAGTTGTTGCTCGATGCTTCTCTGTTGGTTGATAGAGTTGTTACTACTTCTAGACTCAAACTGTCCAGCCTCAATCCTCAACAATCTACCCGCCAAACTGTCATACTCATAACGGATTACCTTAGCTTCTACATAGAACCCATCCTCATCATGACTGACCGTTACCGTATCGCCAATTCGAACAGTTTCAAGGTTTTGGAAATCAGCATATTCCTTAGTTTTTGACAATTCAACAAAGTCGACCTCATAGGAACAGGTGGGAACATCAATAACGCCAAATTGCTCTTTGATTAATGCGCGCATTTTGGTATAGGCTTCATTCAGAGGAATAGCATCTTTTGCATCTGTATTTTCACCAACTGCAGCCTTTACATCAACCTCAACTTTTCCAATTCTTGGAAAAGGATAGTCACTAATCCGAGGACTATCAACATATTTTTCTGGCAACAAAAGTCCATCAAAACCAATAGGCATGATACGAGTGATGACCGATTTGTCATCAATGTTAGCAGTATAGCCTTTGAGGTTCTTCTTGTGACGGATTTTAAAACCTCTATTTTCTCCAATTGCTCGATTAAAATAGACATTAAAATTATCACGAAGAATCTCACCGCCAAATCGGTTGACAAAGGAATTATCCAACGACGTATTCAGCAAAATCTCTACACAGTTCTTACGAACTACCCTAGACCCTGCTACCGTGGAAATATCACTAAAAAAAGTAAAAGGATGACTGTACTGTGTATTCTGAGACAATTGTTGCAACCATGCTTGACCACTCTTAGATACAATATTGGTATCCTCTACAAAGTTGAAAGCTAAGTCGTAGAAAATATGAAAAGCATGTATTTCTAGCATTCCCATTGACGGCTTAGACTGGTAAATTCGAAACAACTGGTCACCATTTGGAGTGGGAGCCTTGATGATCATCCCATTGCGAATCGACTTGCCAAATTTTGCCAAAAGTGGATATTGAGCTGTCAAAGTATACAGATTGTTTAACACCTCTTCAACATGACACTTTTTCAAGTCATTATCTAATATCCCTAATCCATTATGTTCAAAAAGACTTTCATCAGCCGCATACAAACATATCATATATACCGCCACCTCCCTTCACAAATAACCTTAGTGATATTTCCTGACCAAGACACCCTGTTGGTACCGGGCACAAATTCGGGAAATTCTCCAACCATATTTCGATTCATATCTACATTCCCTCTATAAGCATTCTGTAAATCGCTATCAAGTTCGATATAATCACCAACATCACGCAAAATAATGGACTTGCCATTCACCGTCAACGTACCAGCACCAAATACCTGCAGATAAGGCTTGGAACGATAAGTCCCTATATTTTGAAAAGATTGACCATTTACCAATGAAACACTACTGTTCAAAGCGTATTGAAACGGATCACACTCAAACGTAACTGTGAACCGACCATACTCTGCCACCTCGTTCTCAATGTCTGAAAACTGGATTTTTTTGATTTTGTAATACACATCATCATCCGAAAAACGCAAAGTCTTTTTCCCGACAATGAAACCCTTGACAGCCCTTACTAGACTCTTGATATTGACCTCTTCCAGCATATTGTATTCACATTCAATAGGAATATTCTTGTACCCCAACTCCCTCGTCAACGAACCATCCCTACCTGGAATAGAAATATCTTCATACTCCATTTCCGGGCTAGGAATAACAGGCCGAGTTGCTAAACAACACTTCAAACTATCTGGAAATGAGCCGTCTAATAACGTTTTAAGCATAAGTCTCCTTTCAAAAAAAATAGAAGTGCTCAGATTCATCCTCTCAGCACTTCATTTTTAAGCAACACCTCCCGTAGAGAAATTACGGATATCGCTCTTGTCAGCAATCCACTTATCCACCTTATCAAAAAAGTGGTCTGTACCATAATCACTATCAACAGTGGCATTCATTGTCACATAGTTAGTGACATGGACAGTATTGCCCACCATGCCACTCGCCTTCGCTTGTGCTTGACCGATTTTACCTAGCACTTTATCAGTTAACGGCAAAATAGCCTCTGGTCCAGCTTCTCCTCCAACCATTAGATTGTTTCCGTTTCGACCAAACGCAACAGGATCAGTCATAATACCACCAGATTTGTACCATTCAACGCTAAAGTGAGGCACTCTAGGCGGAGCAAGACTAAAACTACCGCTAACACTTAAGTGCGGAAGTTTGATTTTAGGTAAACTCCAAGAAAAGTTGAAGAAACTCTTCATGGTATTAATAGCATTTCCGACAGCATCCTTAGCACCATTAATGGCACGACTAATGGAGTCTCGTATGCCGTTGAAAATATTAACAGCACTACTCTTAGCAGCATTAAATCCGTTGGCAATCGAATTACGAATATTATCGACGACTTGGGCAATGTTTGTTTTGATACCATTCCAAATACTAGAAATTTGAGAACTTATATCGCTCCAAATTTGAGCAGTCGTACTTGATACAGCAGTCCAAGCTTCTGAGATTTTAGACCTAATGCTATTCCAAATTTCGGTAACTTTACCAGAAATAGCAGTCCATACGCCGGTTAGGTATCCTGAAATTTGAGTCCAAATTTCGATGACTTTACTAGAAACGGCTGTCCAGGTGTCTTCCATCCATTTTTTGATAGCAGACCAAACTTCTGTGGCCTTGTTTGAAATAGCGGTCCAGACACTAGTAAGATAGCTACTAATAGCATCCCAAACACTTGAAACAGCATTTTTGATGGTGTCCCATAGTTGAGAAAACCATGTAGCAAGCCCTATCCAAAATTCCTGAGTAAATGCCCAGAATATCTCCCATGCCAATCGTAGAGGTGTTTCAATAGCAAGCCATGCGATGTTAAAAGCCTCTTTTACCAACAGCCACGCAAAAGTAAAGATGTTAACTAATCCATCCCACAGTACTTTAGCCCCCTCCATAAAAGATGTCCACGTTTCCGATAACCATGTAGTTAACTCTGTCCATAACTGAACTGTAGCCTCTTTTACGCTTGCCCACTTCTCCGCAAACCATTCTCCGATAGGTGCAAAAAATTCTTTAATTTTCTCCCAGGCTTGTCCAACCCATGCGACAATCTCATCCCAATACATGACGACAACTGCCACTAAAGCTACTAATGCAGCACCTATCAGCACTGGCCACGATACAATCGCAGTAACTATACCACCCAATGCAGGCAATAGCGTTCCCGTTATCCAAGGAATGACACCAGCGAAAATTCCCCCTTGAGCAAATAAGCCTGCTATAGAGCCAATACCCGTTGCAACCTGACCAATAAAGATCAATAACGGACCAAGCGCAGCCATAATGCCACCAATAACCATAATGACTTGCTGCATTGGTTGCGGAAGATTTGCAAAGCCAGTGGCCAAATCACCTAAGAAGATAAACAGCGGCTCCAAGGCATCTAACACATCCGCAGCTGCCTCCATTAAAGGTCCACCAAATTCAATAGCAATATCAGTTAGTTTATTTTTGACAATCTGGAGCTTACTTTCAAAAGTTTCATAGCGTTTCTGAGCTTCTTCTGACAAAGCAGTATTTTCTGCCCACGCTTCACCAGATTTTCTAAATGCAGTTTCAAGTAGTTCGCCTGCGCCTGCTAAACGCTGCATCGCATCAATTTCGTTAACGGATTCAAGTCCAAGGTCTTTCAAAGTACCTGTGACATTTCCTCCTTCGTCTTTAACACGACCAAGACCTTTGACCAAAGCAACAATAGCGTCTTGAGGGCGTTCTTGCCACATCTGTGCAAATTCCTCTGCGCTTGTGCCGGCAATAGCAGCGAAGCTCTCGACCGACTCACCACCCTCAAGAACCGCCGTATTGACTTTTTGCATGATACGACTCATTGCAGAACCACCAGCCTCAGCATTGATACCAACAGATGACATAGCGGCAGCTAAACCCATGATTTGAGCTTCAGTCAGACCTACAAGATTACCAGTACCAGCTAGACGTAAGCCCATCTCCAAAATCTCTGATTCAGTAGTCGCAAAGTTGTTACCAAGAGATACAATGGTGGAACCCAATTCATCAAATTTATCTTGAGGCATTTGAGTGATATTGGCTAATCGAGCCATGGAGTTGGCTGCCTCTTCGGCTGACAAGTTGGTCGACTGCCCCATATCGATCATGACCCTAGTAAATCCTAAGACATTTTCTGTCTTAATACCCAACTGACCTGCAGCTTCTGCAACTGCGGAGATTTCCGTAGTACTCGCAGGAATTTCCTTTGCCATATTACGGATGCCAGTACGCAAATCGTCATAGCTGATGACGACCTTGCCGTTAGCATCCACAACCTCATCATTGGTCTTCATAACGCCTGCAAATGCAGATTCAAAATCACTCGCAGCCTTAATAGCTATACCAGCACCTGCTACGATTGGGACAGTCAGCCCCATCGTCAATCCTTGACCAACAGAGGTTAATTTACTACCTAAACTCTTTGCCTTATCAGCAAAACGACCGATAGAGTCGTCAGCCTTCTTAGCCTCATTAGCATAATCTTGAAAAGCATTCTTTGATTCAAGTAGTTCCTTCTCAAGTTTATCTACTTCTCTACTGCTTTCACCATACTCAGCCTTAGCTAGTTCTAATTGCCTTTCAAGATTTTCAACCTGCTGGCCAGTATTTTTCATCTGTTCAGCAAGTTCTTTTTTCTTGATTTTAAGCAAATCAGACTCCTTGGCATTGTTCCCAAGAGCTGACCGCTCTAAATCGTATTTGGCTTTGATTTTATCGGCAGAGTCCGCCAATATATCTTGTTCAGTTTTCAGCGCAGATAGTTTTTCTTTGCGTTCCTGAGAAGCACGAGCAGACTGATTGACAGCCTCACGTTCCTTGTCCAAGGCTTGCTTGGTCTGTTCAATGGCATTCTTCAGGTATTCTTGGTTACGTTTAGCATCCAGTAGCTTATTGGTCCACGTCTGTGTTTCCTTAGAGTTTTCGCCAGTAGCTTTCGTGACTTCTTTCAGTCCTTGCTCAACTAACCTAGTCTTCTCTTGGGCTATTGAGTATTCAGAGGTCAATTTATTCAGCTTTGACTCTAACTTATCAGTCTCGCTACCAGTCAGACGCATTTGCTCCTGTTGCAATCTAAATTCTTTATTCAACGACGTTATCTTAGAATTCATTTCTGATATTCCCTTGTTAAATTCAGAATTTAAGACCTTATAGGTCACCTTTACTTCGCTTTGTTTTGCCATTTGACCTCCTTTCTACTCACTATGCTTCCAAGCCTCGATAGCCACTTTCAGACTTGCCATCTCCTCAGCTTCCTGGATAGACATACCTAGCACTAACTGCATATCAATCCCAAAGACAAAAGAGTAATAGCCGATAACCTCATCCACCTCAACCTTTTCCCAGTTGATGCGAGGAGCACGACCATTACTCTTCCCTTTTTTCGTCTTCTTTTCAAACGCTAGTTGGATTTCTCCTTTTTTGGCTGATCATTCCCCTGCACAATTTGCTGATAAATACGTCCAGCAATTTGTAAATCGAAGACCACAGCTTTCTCAAATTCAACCTTTGGCATAGAACCGCCAGCTGCACGATAGGCAACAAATGGGGCATTTTCCAAATCTTTGTCATTGATATTTGGATTTCCTCCACCATTTTTCATTGCGGAAGCAAATGCATTTTGAGTAAGCAGACCCTCTTTTTTAGCCTTCTTCCATTCATACAAACTGATAGGAGTCTGAATCTTGACAGACTCCCCATTCAACAATTTCAATTCAGTAATTTTTTCAGACATTACTTATCCCTCCTAAATCTCTGCTTTCTTGACTAATGTTGGTGTGAAGGTTTTGTTCCAACCGCTTACCACATCCGTAGCAGCACCATCACCTTCGATTGCTTCGTAATAGAAGAAGCCACTCTCATCTGCGAACGCAGAGAAGGTTGTTTCAATTTCCGCGATCTCTTCTTCACCATTTGTCACATTAATCTTAAAAGGACTTGTCCAAGAAATATTAGGAAATGCAATCAATTTATGGTTCTCACGCCCCAAATCATACATATCCCATGTCAAAGCTCCAGAAGATACTTTAGGCTTGCTTGTAAGACCGTAGACACCTGCCTTCAACTTATCATTGGTTAATCCGAATACCTTCCTCAAAATTGCTACAGGCATATGCATTGAGACAGTTGCGTTCAACTTTTGAATGATTGTGACTTCCTTTGTGATATTTCCCTCACACTTCTTAGTGACAGTCTTACTTTCTGCCTCTACCGAGATAGACCCTGTACAACCTAATCTCTCAGCCTCAGTTAACTGACCACTGACCAATGGACGAAACTGACCGTTGGTAATTTCAAATTGCTCAAAATCTTGCAATACATCAAATGTTTGTGACATTTATTTCTCCTTATATCGTTAATAGTTCTTGTTGTGCTCGGACTAGTTCATCAATCACATAGTCCAAGATGATTTCTTCCCGAGATGCTAGACCACGCTCAAAGAACTCTTGAGCTACTGGATTGTGTGCCCCTCTTCCCTCGTTGGGAAAGACCAAATAACCAAATGACCCCTTATTCTTAGCAGCACCACCTTTAGCTACAATGTCAAAGCCCAAATTAAACATCCGTTCTTTAAGTGGATTAGAATACTTAGCGTGCTTCTTCTCTCGTTTACTGACAGGCATAAAACCAATGATAGCCTGCATCACTTCCTTGGTTCCACTAACAAGCAAGACACGATTGACAACCTCCTCCGACTTACTCGGAATCTTTGCCATAGCCTCAGCCAGCTTAGTAGAACCAGAAAAATCAAGAGTAGCTTTGTTAGCCATAACTACCTCTCTATCCGAATCAATTGGTGAAAATTAAGCGTCGTAGCCGTCACCTGCTCATCTGTATTAACCAAGTTACCCTTGTCAATTTCAGAGCTATCGAAAATCAACCGACAGTCTTTCAACCGCTCAATCAGACCAACATCATCAAAGCTAGCCCTCTCACGAGTAACAAACATGACTGTGAAAGCCCGCTTGTATTGATTGGCATGGGTACCAGGACTCAACCCACCGTCGTCAGAGTACAGAAAGAAGGACGGGTTTTCTGCCACCTCATCCCTCCCCATATCTAACCCAAAACAAGGAAAACCAGTCCCACGTATCACCTCAACAATCCTACTTAGATCCAGAGGTCTGGATATAATTTCCGCCATCCCAGTACCCTACCTTTCTCAGAAATAGATACATAAACTCCTGCCTATTATCAACATCCACCGACTCAACCGCGAAAAGTTCATCCTTTATCCGAACTTTATGCGACTTCTGGAAGTCCTGCACACAATAGCATTGGACCTTGATATCTACTGCAGATAGATTTGACACCAGGTAGCTATCATATTTGGCTACAATAGACTTGTAACCAAAGTACAATCTCCCCCTAGTCGTCAACTCTTCGCCGATTTTCTTGGCTGTTTCCTTATCTCGCTTGGTGGTCAAATCTCCATACTCAAGCAGTCCATCATTGAGAGGTTGATAATCGCTTCGCTTACTCATATCTCTTCTCCTCTCAATCGCCTCACACCATTTTCATGTTGGAGACGCAATAACTGTCTTCTGTAATCTTCCTCGAACATGGAAGTATTCCCAGACCAAGCCCGACGACAGTACGCTTTCAGTAGTATCCTTTGTAAGCCAGATACAGAGTAGTCTGACTCACCGCAGATACCATCAATATAGGCTATCCCTTCTTCGATGTATTCCTTAATCTCGCTATCTTGACTTCCCCACGTCACACGCAAGTGCAACTTTATTGGTCCAAGAAGCACACTACTCAAATCTTCGCTCACCTACATACCTCCAGCTACTCTGCAACAGTCAATAAAGCAATCAAATCAGACTTCTTAGCTGCCTTGTCAAATTCAATCCCTTTCTCTGTCAGTAAAGCCTTGATATCATCCGTCTTCAACTTACTATAGTCTGTTTCAGCTTCACTTTCTTTCAACACATTGACAAATGCACGCTTTTCACTATTTGAACCCAAGAGGACTTCGAGGCGTTCAGCATCCACCTCGAAGACATCCCCAGCAGCACGGTCAAGCTGAGCGACCTTATCGAAAAATTCTTCTGTTACTTCAACCTTAATCAGTTCCATATTTTATTCCCTTTCACTAAACAGATACCTTAGGATTAATAGTATCTTCTTTGACGATAGCAGCTGGACCTTCCAAATCTGGGATTGTCGCACCTTCAACGCTAGAAATATCTGCCACAAAGAACGCATTTTCATTCTTGGCAATCCCTTTACCAAAGAATTGAGCAATGTGCAAATCAAGGTTTTGAAGTGCTAGAGTCTCACGGTATTCTTGGATTTCAACGCTACCTGCAACAACTAGTAAGTAGTTGTACGGAACACCAAAAACGAGCTTGTCTTCTGTAACAGCATGCAATGGAATAATTGTCTCTCCAGTCGGCATTTGGGTTGTGACCCATACCCCTGCATCAGTTCTGAAAGCAAGTTTTGGAAATACCTTCGACCAGTAGGTCATCGGATTAACTAGCACAGCTACTTGCCCATTGTCTGTCTTAGCTTTGGCAAGTGCAGCACGAATACTAGCAAGAGTTGACGGTGTCAAATCAGCTAATACGATCGCCTGTTTTTCCGGATAGACACCACCAGAATCTCCTGATAGTTTTCGCATCATGCCTAAAGGTTTTTCTTTACCATCACCATTTACAACGGCTTCTTCAAGCGATGCAGCCATTACTTCCTGTAAAAAAGTAATAACATAGCTAGCTAACCAAGATGGACCTAGTTTGTAATATCCTTTCGGAACTGCAATGTAGCCAGAAAGTTGTGATTGAGAAATATCCAATCGTTTGAACGAATCCAAAAGAATTTGTTGAATATCCGCAGGAATGGTTCCCCAGAAGGCACGTTTCTTGGTCGAGTCACCGTAAATGAATGCAGTTTTCACATCGCCAACCTGCATATCAATCAAAGACAACAGAGGATGTTCTTGTACCAAATTTCGATACACATCTTCAATGATAGTTTCTGGGAACATCTGATCTAAACCAGTGATTTTTTGTTTTTGAGCTGCTTCACTGAAAAATTTACGTTCAGCTGAGGTCAATTTCCGACGAAGTCCACGTTCGGCAAGGATAGACTCATCTTGCACCCCTTCTTGGAACTCTGCAGCAGCAACCTTAACTTGTTCAGACACATTAGCCTCCAAACCTGTAACAAAGTTTTCAAAGGCTTGTTTCTGCTCCTGTTCGTTATCTGTTCGTAAAGCAGCAAACAATTGTTCACGAGCTTCAGCAAAGTTTGTCTTCAAATCATTATTGATTAATCCCATAGTTGTTATTCTCCTTTATTTTGTGTAAATAAAAAGGCAAAGCGTTCAATATTTCGCTTTCCCTTATCCTCATGTTCATCAGTCCCATACTTAGCCATAAGGCTATCTAGGACATTAGTTTCACTGTCATCAGACACTTCTTCTGGCTCATCTTCGCCATAAATACTATCAGCAAGCCCCAAGGTGAGTGCCTCATCAGCCGTGAGAAAAGTCTCCTCATCAAGAAGAGCTTTCAACTCCTCTCTGTCTCCCTTAAAACGCTTAAGGTAGGTCTCTTCAACAGATACCTGGGCCTTTTCCAAATCATCAGCTACCTTACGCAACTCCTTAGCATTGCCGTATGCGAATGTCCATGGATTGTGAATCATCAACTGCGTATCTTTGGGCATCAGAATCTTATCCGCACCCATAGCAATGATAGATGCGGCACTTGCAGCCAAACCATCAATAATCACCGTCACAGTCTCTTTACGCTGACTAAAGAAATTCTTGATTGCAATTCCCTCAAACATATCACCACCGTAAGAATTGATATGTACTTCAATTTCATTCCCTTGGAAACTTGCTAAAGCATTTCGGACATCATTAAAGTTAATCCCTTCCCAGTAGCCGCCAACTGTACCATGCAAATAAAGCGTAGCCTTATCATCATCTGAGACAGAAGCCTCAAACTTAAACGGAATGTGTTTCGTCACTAGCTTCCACTTCTCCTTTCTTTTGATTACCACCAGAGCCATCAGCCCTAGCATAGTTTAACGATACAAAATATTGATCAGCCCATGGTTCATCAATCGGCTCTTCTCCCAGTTTATCCCTCAATTCGTTTGTACTGAGAGCACCGATTCTGAATAAAGCCTCACCAGCCGACGCAAATTTCTCTGCGCTGTAAACTAGGATTGTGTTCGTCTGTATCTTAAATTTTGAGCCAACAGCCAGATGTTTCTTGCCGTACAGCTTGCGATTAATTTCCGTTTCAATTGCGTCAGCCCACGGACGTACACCGAAATTGACAAAGTTATCACGAATTGCCTCTGCATCTGCCACATCACCTTTCATGATTCCACGAGGAATCGAGAAAGCGTCAGCAGCATAGTGGACAACATCCATGATGACATCGGAAATATCACGAGTAGTTACCGCCCCACTCTTGGTATTGGCACTCGTCTGAACGAGACTAGATATTTCAAGTCCTTCTTCTAAAGGAGTGATTGAGTCTTCATCAGAAAGTACAGCAGCAAACCGCTTCTCATACATCTCATCCATGATAAGATCATATTCCGTTGTCTCGTTACCTTCATCATCTATCTCAACCACAGCCTCTCCGTATTTCTGGTCAAACAAGGTACCAATATTCAGACCAAGTTTCAAAGCGTTTCCCCTGTTGTAATTACGAATCGCTCCACCAATCAACTTCCCATATTCCGAGTACAGGTCATCCAAGTAACCTCTTACCTTAGAATCATTCATGGTAAAGTGCAAAACATCCTCTTCCTGATAGACCGCATTCAACTGCAGTCCACCAGCAACCGTGATGTTCTTGTAAACATTTGGACGAAAGGCTTTCTTGTCAATTTCAAAGCTCTCCGCAAGAATAAACTCACCATTGTGCATCAAAACCAAAGCACCATCTGAGTTCTTGACCATCTGACCTATTAAAGCAGCAAGAAATTCATTCTGAGTCTGATTTTGGTTTGGCTCATAATTAAACCGATACCAAATATCCCCCTTCTGAATCTTACCTTTGTTGTAAGTCTCATAGTTGGCCAAAGACAAAGCATTGGCTATCTTGTCAATACACATCTGCAGAGCAAATTCCATAAACTGAACCTGCTGACCAGACCGACGAACCGCTGCTTCCAACTCCTTACGACTAACCTTCTTCACAGTACCATCGCGGGCAAAAAAACCAAAGAAATTATTTAACCACCCCAACTGGACCACCTCCTTTTCTAATCAGTGACTTACTTACGCTTGAAACAGGGACGCTTCAATCGTTCTACTTCTTTTTCTAACATCTCAATCCGTTTCGTATGAGCTGAAAATTCAGCGTTAGTGCTTTCAGCATTCTTGCAACAACGTTTCTCCAACCCTTCAAAACGCTTATCAGTACGAAACTGAAGCTCAAACAACCGCTCCACTTTCCCATTAAGATAATCAAGCGTCTTCCCAACCAAAACAAAGGGACGATATTTTTTCTTAGTTCGCTTAGACATATAAACCTCCTATCGTGTAAAACTTCGCAATCTGCGATTGATTTTTACAGTCTTCTTCTCCAACTGTTCCAACTGCTCCTCAATTGACATCGCATGAATCAAAGCCATAAAACCATCTGTCTTCCTCCTCTCTGGATCAATCTTTTTGTAAGTCTTGTTCCCTTTACCATCAACATCAACATAGACATTATTTGTGTACCACCGCATCATACGGTCTTCACCAAACACAATCTCATGGTTCGCAAACATCATGTCAACCGTAGGGGCAAGCCTTGAGTGAGTAATAGCTCCACTACGAACCACTTCTATAGGCAATCCAGCATTTTCAAACGCTTCTTTGACTGGTGCCTTTCGGAAATCATCCATCGCTATATTGACAATCTTGTACTTCTCAGCCATCTTCACAAACCAATCAGCCACATACTTAGGATCCATAACCTTTCCAGGAACTATTGTAATCAATCCCTCATGTTGTGGAATTGTAAAATCCATCTTAAAATCTTGGATTTTCAAAGCCTCTGAGACAATAAAAGTATGATGTAACCAATACCGCATCTTCCCTCGTCTAAATAAGAGACCTACACCGATAAAGTCCCGAACATCCGCATAGTCAATTGCACCCACACACTCCATTCCCTCCAAATCATCTGGTAACGGTCTGCTTGCTGCCACAATATCATCCCACTCAGCAACAGCATGCGTCGTGTCTTCCAAAGGAAAATTACATCGCTTAGTAATAAAGTCTAGGAATAACTCCTTGCTACGTAAAGCACGCTTGTAGGCTTTCCTGTACTCTTTCAGCAATGTTGGCAAGTACGGCAACATCGGATTAGCCTTTATCCAAGCAAGCTCATCTTCCCATTCCTCAAACGCATCAATCTTAGCCAAAATCGGCAACATGCCAGCACGATAGTCACAAGTTGAAAGAATATCCCTAGCAGTCTGCTTGTAATCATCCAGTACCGCACCACGAACCTTACCATCCGTCGTTAAATACATCACAGAAGCATCCGCAACCTTACCAAGAGCGTTGATATAGACATTGATGTTGTCGTAATTCAAATACTCATGCAACTCATCAAAGATAACCAAACCAGGACGAAGACCGTCCTTGGTCCGTGCATTTGAGGTATGGTACTTAATCTTAGACCTAGATTTGATAAAAGTAATTAAGGTCTGAGAAAACTTGTAAGCCTTCTGCAGAACAGCATGATCTTTAATCGTGTTATAAACATCATCAAATGAGGTCTTAGCCTGATCCTCGCTATTGGCAACAATATCCACATTGTACTCGCGAATACCGTTTCGATTGCTAGTTTTAAAAAAAGCCTCATCCGAAGCAATACTGTTCTTACCAAATCCACGAGCACATAATAAAAACAGCTCGGGAAATACCAAACTGTCATCGCTCTTCCAACGGATAGCATTAACTGCCGCATGAATAAATCGTTGCGGAGGCTGTAGCTTATATGGTCGATATTTGTTGATAAAATCAACAACACTATCAGCCTTTTTTACATCAACATAAATTTCCGGATCAGAAATGGCAGCAATTACCAAATCCGCCATCTGCTTAATTTCCTTACAGACAGGATATTTCTCTGTAACAATATCTCTCAACCAGTCGTCAATGTGGGAAGTTCCGCTAGTAAAATTAAATGTCTTCGCCATCCTCAGACTTCAATTCTTTAGCTTCGATTCCTAATTTTTCAAGCATGACCATCATCTGCTTATTGACGTTGACTTGGAGAGATACAGAATCATTTTTCTTGCCACCAATACGTATGCCATTCAACTTTATATCCTGTCTTAAAAGTTGAGATGTCTCCCACAGGGAAATATACTGCTCAACTAAATCTTTAAATGGCTCCTCATATTTTTTACGCTCCTGCAAAATGCGAATCAGCTTGATTCGTAAATCGTCACGAGACTTAACATATTGTTTCTGAGCAACCAAAGGGCGTTCCCAGTCAAATTCTGGGTATTCTAAAAAACCAGCCATATTTCTCCTTTCATGAGAGTTTTTTTTGTTCTTGATAAAATTTCGCTAGATATCTTTTCCGAGGTACCCCTTCCCGTTGCACGTTTCCCCTTTGGAAAAGCCATTTGGTTTGACCTGGGGGCTTACCACTGCTCTGCATTGTCGAATTTGCGACGATGATAGCCACTGAGTTTTTCTGGGTGCTCTCGGTTGTGGCATGGATTGCACAAACATTCTGTGTTGTCTAGTTCTAATGCTAACTCTGGATGCTGTCGCACTTCCTTCTTGTGATGCACCATATCTGCTGGTGTGTATCGACCTGCTCGCATACAACGTTGGCATTCGTTGTTGTCCTTTTGCCTACGCACCTTTCGAATGATTCGCCATTCCTTAGTCCAATAGAACTCTTTGACTTTGTCAGCTCTGATTAGCTCGACTAACCTGTCAAGTATTTCAGGAGTCATCAGATTCATTTGATTAGACCTTGATTTGCAAGCCATTCCTCTGTGAGTATCTGTTGGATCTTAGTTGTAAGCTCTGGATTGAGTTGTCCAACCTGTATTCCAAGATTGTCCAATAGCTTCACGTTGTGTTCTGAAGACAACACTTGACGCATGAGACCGGTAAATAATGCTGCGACTTCTGAATTTGTTAGTCGGTTGATTGTGATGACATCATAGATGTGCTGATTGATATCGTCTAGCGACTGCTTATTTTGATTCAGATAGTCTGATATTTTCTTATCTGCAACTTTGTTGACCATTTTTCGTCACTCCCTTCTCTTAATTTGATATATCTTATATTCTCTCAAATTCGCTACACTTTCTAAAACATTATTAAATCAAGCATTTTAATAGCTATCATTTTATCAGTTTAGTATTTCCACGATATATCAAATTAGCACTCTAAAAATAAAAATCACAAGTCAAATTTACGCATTAGATCATCTAATTGGTCTTGTTTGATACCAATATACCTAAGCGTAATCATTGGACTTGCGTGATTAAAAGTTTCCATCAATGCTGCTACATCTTTAAATTGTTTGTAATGATGATAGCCGTAAGTCTTTCTCATAGAATGGGTCCCGATGTTATCAATTCCCAAAAACTCAGCAGCTTCTTTTATGATGTTCCAGCACTGTTCTGGTGATAGTGGTTTGTTATTTCCTTCTCTGCTTTGGAAAATATAGTAATGATGTGGTTTATCTTTGACGAATTCTCTCATTTCCCTTTTGAGAGTCTTCGTCATTCTAAATGTTCTGATTTTCTTTGTCTTGCGTTCTTTGACTCTAATATGCCACCCTTGAACATCTTTAACTTTGAGATTAACAATGTCTCCTATCCTAAGACCTGAGCTTATCCCAGTAAGGAAGAGCATGTAATTACGTCTCCGCCTGTCTGGATTTTCGGCACTCTCATGAATCAAATAATCTTTCATTGCTTGAATGTCATCTTTATCTCTTATTGGCTCAACTAAGTTCACATGTTCCTCCTTTCCAGAATAACATAAAAGCCACACGTATTTGTGTGACTTTATATTTATATGTTAGTTTTACTCATGATACAAATATAACACATTGTTTTTGTCACTTCTATACGTTTTTGTGACAAGATTACATCAAAAGGATTTTTGCTAAAGTGTCCAATATAACTTCGCGTCGTCTATAAATTTGCTTTCGATGCTTATAAAGATAGCCAGTATCTCCATTTTGCATGATATACAAAATTTGAATCCAATCATACCTAGTATGCTCACCCCAACGCAAACGAAAGATTTCCTTATCATCTGGTTCTAGCGCGTCCAATAATTTTGGAATAGCCCTCTGAAACTCTTCGAGTCTCAGAATTATTAGATCACTAGCGTAAGCAATAGCTAGATTTTCGGATGTATTGCATGAAGTACCACTTCTACTTGCTCCTGAATCGTCTATGTCTGGTATCGTTAAATTCTTAACCGCATAGAGCCTTTCTAATTCACGACGACGCTGTTCGACAAGTTCATCAATTTTAAGGTACTTAGCTTCAAGTTCAAATTCAAGGAAATCACGTCTAGCCTTGATTGCTGTCTTCTTTGTCAAGTTCTTCCTCCCATCTTCTTAATGCTTCAACAATGTTCTCAGCGACATAGCCTATGACTGTACAAATCTCCTGTACCGCTTGACTAATTGCATCAACAATTGCTTCTACTTGTTCAGGACTTAGTTTGGCCAATTCCTATTCCAACTGTTCCAGTTCTTGTTGTTGTGCCTGCTTAGCCTTCTTTTTCTTGATTCTTTTGTTCACCTTTTTGCTCCTTGTAACCAGATAGATACTTGATACACTCTGCGAAATAGGCGCAGGTTACCTACACAATAAATGCTGTCAGAAATGGATGCTGTGCCATAAATTCATAACCGTTCATTTTGTTCTTTAATTTTTATTCCTATTTCATCCATTACATGGATTGTCAATAATATTTTCTTTGAACCAGGCTATTTCTTCTTCAACCTTTTTCAACAGATTCTCCTCTTGAATCAAGTCGCCTTCTTGAGGGGTTTCACGTTGAATATATTGTTGCAAGGCATGTTTGATAATCTGTAGGTCTCTGTACTTTAGTTTCATCTTGCAAACCTCCTACGATTGCTCTTCTTAGCAATAGCAGCACGGTGCATCTTATCCCATTCATAGTCCATGATGACCTCTTGCTGGCTGATACAGATTGACCTTAGCTTTTCAATCATTTCCTGGTCTTCCTTTTTTTCTTTATAGCAAGCGTTGAGTTCTTTATTTAATTCAGTCAATTCCTCAATGTACCTGTCTTCAGCAAATTGCAAGTCACGACTATTGAAAGTGATTGTTTCAATCGGACGACTTAGCAAAGAGGAAAGCACCATCTCAACATTATCTATGATAACTCCCTCGTCTCGTTTAATTAGATTATATCCTTGTTGCTGAATGTCTATTGGAGTCAATGGATAGGGTATGGTATAACCTAGCTGTTTTGCAAAATAGAAAGTATGTTTTGCCATTCTGCTGTTAGCGCTTATGATATATTTTCCTGTTGCATGACTTTCTAAGATAGCCATTGTTGTTTTACCCATGCGTCTTCCAAATCCTATTAGTTTAGTCATTTATTACCTCCTAAAACGGCAATCCGTCATCATCGATATCCATTATCGGACCGCTAAAATTCGGTAGCATTTGGTCTTCCCTGCTTGTATGATTGACAGTATTATCACGCTTTTCCAATAACTGGAAACTTTCTGCAACTACCTCTGTAACGTAGACACGTTGTCCCTGTTGGTTATCATAGCTACGAGTCTGAATACGACCTGTGACACCAATCAGCGCACCTTTTTTAGCCCAATTCGCCAAATTTTCAGCTTGCTGGCGCCAAATGACTACGTTAATAAAGTCAGCTTCACGCTCTCCTGTCGACTGATTTTTAAAATTGCGGTTAACCGCCAAAGTAAAAGTCGCAACGGCTTGATTAGACGGTGTATAACGTAGCTCTACGTCTCTTGTCAATCTACCTACCAAAACAACATTATTGATCATTTCAATTCCTCCAATGCTACCCGCTTAAACTGTGGGTATTTTTTTGCTTCTTCTTGTGTGCATTTGAAAGCATAATTAAGTATATAATCAATAGTGAACGCTGGTGTTAAGTAAAACGTTCCTTTGTTACACTCTAAAAACACGTAATCCCAAAAGCTCGGTTCTGGAACATCAACCAGCAATACACCTAGTTTTTCGTTAGTCATTTAACACCTCCATATTAAAACGGCTTCCGATGAATTTTTTAGCCAATTCTGGGTTTATTCCGTTTCCTAATTTTTGATAGATTATTCCAATGTCATTCTCATTAAAATTTCTGTGTAAATATATGTTCAGATTATTTAGATTATGATTTCTAAATACTATATTTTTGTTTGGATTCGCATATGGTTGACCTTTAGCAATTGCTCGGCTACACCACGTTATAATTTTTTCTTTCACGTCTAAGTGACATTCACAATCTTCAATTTTAAAATATGTATTAGTCTTTGGGATGAGTATCAATTCAAGGTTGTGGTTAATGTACGAATTAGGGAAGCAAGCCATTACCTCTTTTAATTCTTCCAAAGCACAAATTTTCATAGCCTATTCCTCCACCAATTCTTTCTTCAGTGCTTCGATTGCTTGTTTGTACGATTCAATAAGCTGTTCAGCATTTTCTCTGTCTTCGATTCGTTCCTCATCGTAAAGATCCTGTATATTCTCTAGTGCCATTGTTAAGCATTCAATAGGTTTCACAAAGTCTTCTGTAGTAAAATATTCTGGCATTTATTTCTCCTCTACTGGTTTAGCAAACTGCCAAGCCCACTCAAAATCCTGTTTGATTTCAGATTCGGTTAATTGATACTCTTCGTTTTTAAAATATCTTGTGTTTGATCTGTGCAATAATACCAATTGAATTTTTCCAGAAGGCAGTCGTTTTAAAGCATTCATACAGTATTTATCGTTTGGATTCGGTATCTCAACCGTGTATAGTTTCTCTTTTTTCGACCTCATAGCCATAAAGATAAGCTAAGTGTAGTTTTTTTTGCATTGCAATCATAATTTTCGTAAACCCAATTCCAAACAGATTCATCAACAACATCATAATTGAGACCGAACAGACCATGTTCATCTAATGTATCTATCCACTCACCCACAAACTTCGGCACTACAACTTTCTGGGGTTCGTCTATCTCGTTTACGACTTCCACAATACTATCAATGTACACCGCATGTATTTTTGCCAATTTAAATGACTCTTTCGACATTTCCTGTAGTAATTCAATCGCTTCCTTTTTATTCATCTGTTTCCTCCCACTCAAAATTGATAACAATCTTAATAATATATACAATAGTCTTATGCGCCCTGTCGTTAGCACTCGAAGACAGTTTGTCCCACTCATCACGGAACGGCATGAATCCTCTATCGAAACAATGTTCCATAAATTCTGTAGAATAAACATCATCCTTTTCTAAAACATCATCGTATTCATCTAATTGTTGGCGGTATGACTCGCCTAAAATCTTTGTAATTTCAAAACTTGTGTTAGTATAACCTCTTAAATAAAACCTGCGAAGATTATCCAAATAAAGCAATTTGTCCTCAAATGTATAATCTTTATTTGTTCCTTTAGTAAAGTTCACAAAACTCTTTTTAACCAAATCTTCGAAATCATCCGGTAGACGTTCTGTCTCAATAGTCTCAATATAAGGCAATCTAATTTTCATTCATTCTCTCCAATCTTCTCGATTTCGCCTTTGTAGATAGCGTACTCTTTTTCATGGGATACCATCAACTACCTCCATATCTGGTACGATGATACTCCTCGGCCATACGATTCAAGTCGGCTACAAAATCATCACCAGGCAAAGCCATCAAGCGGGCCTTTTCAGACATACGTAGCGGATAATTCGCTACTTCCCAATCCAACATCTTGTCTAACTTCAAAAATCCGTCCATCATTCCTCCTAAAATTTCATGAAGGTCATCCAGTGGGTAGTCCCACGTTGTTGACCAAAGAGTGGCTGATGCGGTACTAATTCCAAGATTTCTTTGACATTTACTTGTGCATCGGACCACTTAAAGATTAGTGTTCCACCAGTCTTTAGCACCCGAAAACACTCTTCAAAACCTTGCTGTAAGTCAATTCTCCACGTCAGCAAATCAAGCTGACCGTATTGAGCACGCATAAATGATTTCTGCCCAGCCCATAACAAATGCGGTGGATCAAACACAACTAAGTTAAAGGTTTCGTCATCAAAAGGCATATCACGAAAATCAGCAACCACATCTGGCTTGACATTGATTTTCTTACCATGTATTTCAAACTGTTCTTCCCGTCGGTCCATGTATGTAGTATGTGGCTCAGCCTTGTCAAACCAAAACATCTTACTGCCACAGCAAGCATCTAATATTCTTATTTCGGTCATCATTCCTCCTCAACCAAATAAAAATTCCCATAATCTTTCAAAGCCCTAGAAACATGTATAGCAGCCGCACGACTAGCGAACCGCATAGCCTGTCGCTCGTTGCCGTAAGAAATATCAATTCCAGTACAGCTGACCTTTACATCTCTGATAAACGGTCTATCCTGCTTTGAGCCATGTCTAAGTCTCACCATTTTCCATAGCCTCCAACTCAGCGTACAAATCAGCTAGCACAGCTTGCCCTTCTGCCGTCTGCTCATTCTTAACTTCTTCACTTGCCCAATCGGGAACATTTGTTTGTGTAGTTTTCTGAATTTTAGGCACCATGTTCAGATACTTAT